GAAACATTCAAGAGGTAATGCGTGAACGTGCTAGTGAGGCTGCGGCTGAACTTGACGCATTCTTTGATGAATATCATATGAATAAGTATCCCAAAGACTTTGACACTAAGATCAAAGTTATGACAGAGTTTCAGGAACGCAATGTATTACCACAGCACGTAGCACCTCATATTAAGTATTGGGAAAAGATTCGTGCTGAATATATTGAGTTGCAGGCAGGCACGTGTGAGCAATTGAATGAAGCATATAGTTTCATGAGTAAGACACAGGTCAAAAATGTTATCAAGTTTATTGATAGCATGATTGCTGACCTAAATGGTTACATTTCAGTCAAGCAAGTTTCTAAAAAGCCAAGGGCACGTAAGCCGGTTTCAATCGAAAAGACTGTTAGCAAACTTAAGTACTGCAAGGTATTTAAGGATGACGCACAAAAGATTGATATCATTAGTATCCCTCCTAGCAAGTTGCATAATTCAACAGAGGCTTGGGTATACGATACTAAAAAGCGCAAGATGCATCACTATATCGCAGATGAGTATAGCAAGTGCCTAGTTGTAAAGGGTAATACACTTATCGGCTTTGATAAAAAGCAAAGTGGTATGAAAACATTGCGCAAGCCCGCTGAACAGATTAAGGCATTGATGGGTAGCAAGCCTGCGGCACGTAAATATTTTAAGGATATCAAAGCAGTTGAAGCAGTACCAAATGGACGCTTCAATGCTGATATGGTTATTTTGAAAGCATTTTAATGAAAGAAAAAATTCTATTAATCGCAGGTGGTAGTGACCCTGCAGGATCAGAGATTGACGGAACGCCGGACAGTGAATACAATCGTCAACATTCGTTTGGCAATCTACTTGCACAACGTTTAGACAGGCGTCCCATCAATATCGCAATGCGAGGTGTTTCAAATGGATGCATCACACGAAGTGTCCTAGAATGGTTCGACAAGTTCTATGATAGTGAAACAATGGATGTGTTTGTACTAGTTGGATGGGCTAATAGTTCACGTATGGAAGCACCCTTCTATCGTCCAACTTGGTATAACGAACAAAATCCTAATGCAGATTGGGTATCAGAAACATCTTTTGACTATCTACAGATTCAACATGGAAACAAGACTAGCAATAGGGATGAACGTGATATCTATGATAGGTATAACGACTTCATCATCCATGATGAAATCTTTTTAGAAATTCTAAGTGCCAATTACGCACTTCAATTGCAATACTTCTTTAAGATGAAGCATATTCCTTATTTGTTAGTCAATACACTTTACCAATTTACTAAGACTAATAATCATATTCAATTTTATCTTAACCAAATTGACGGTAAACGTTATTTGGATTTTGATAACAGTGAAGAACCTTTTTATTATAAGTATGCCGCAATGGGATACAAAAATCTAAAGGCCCAATACTTCCATCATAGTGAAGAACCACACTGGAGGTATGCAGATCACCTGCAAACATACATTAAAACACACAACCTAGAGGATCCTAATGTCTAATAAAATTGATTTAAACAAGTACGCAGAATTCGTTCTCAGTGTATGCAGTGAACAAAGCAAGGATGCGGAAGCATTTGTAGAGCATGTTCGTAAACTACACAATAACAGTGATGTAAATATTCCTTTGCTATTGACTAGCGGCATAGGTCTTGCTAGTGAAGGTGGCGAATTCAATGAAATCGTTAAGAAGATTTTCTTTCAAGGCAAGCCCCTCAACGAGGATAACATCTATCACATGAAGCGTGAACTAGGTGATATTGCTTGGTACTGGACTAATGCTTGCAACGCACTTGGTATTGACCCCAATGAAGTACTTGCGGAAAATGTAAGCAAACTTGAAGCACGTTACCCCGGTGGTAAGTTTGATGCTCATTACTCAGAAAATCGTCTAATCAACGACATTTAATTGGTAAGCCCATAGTCTATTCCTGATAAATACTTCAAACAGGAATAGACTATGGCTACTAACATTTTATCCACCCCTACTAATTATAACCTAGAAGAACTTAAACAGGGTCTCTTTGAGAACCTAAGATTGCGTTTGGGCGGAGACATTATCGATTTAGAACTTGATCCTCAACACTATGAGGCTGCATATAACTACGCTATCAAGGTCTATCGTCAACGTGCTGAAAATGCAGTACAAGAATCATACACACTATTAACCGTAGAAAAGAACGTTGATACATACACCCTACCTAGTGAGTTTATCAATGTAAGATCATTATTCAGACGCACAGTTGGTCTTGAAACAGGACCAAGTTCAACAAGTTTTGATCCATTCAGTAGTGCTATTCTAAACACATATCTATTGAACTATAATTATACCGGTGGTCTTGCAACATATGACTTCTATGCAGGTTATGTTGAATTGACTGCACGTATGTTCGGTGGCTACCTAACATATACTTTTGATCCAGTTACCAAAGTATTACGTATTACACGTGACTTCAAGGGTTCAGGCGAACGCATTCTAATTTGGGCAGATATTCAAAGACCAGAAGCAGTATTGATTCAAGATCCGGGTGCTGGTGTTTGGATTGGTGACTTCATCCTTGCTGTACTTAAAGGTATCATTGGTGAAGCACGTGAGAAGTTTGCAAGCATTGCAGGTCCAGGTGGCGGTACAAGTTTGAACGGTGCTGCCATGAAGGCTGAATCAGCAAAGGCTCAGGAAGCATTAATTATGGAACTCAAGAACTACGTTGACTATTCACAGCCACTAACTTGGGTACAAGGTTAAAATAATACTTGACAACTCCCTAATAAATTAGTATAGTATAGTTTGTTAAGGAGACTACATGATCATAGGTATTACCGGATTGATCGGTTCAGGTAAAGACACTGCCGCCGACTATCTTTGTACATTTCACGGATTTAAAAGAATGAGTTTTGCTAATGCACTTAAAGATGCAGTAGCAGTTATTTTCAATTGGGACCGTGACATGCTTGAAGGTTCAACTAAGGCTAGCCGTGAATGGCGTGAACAAGTTGACGTTTGGTGGGCAGAACGACTAGGCATCCCTCACCTGACCCCTCGCTGGGTGCTACAGCAATGGGGCACAGATGTTGCACGAAAGAACTTCCATAATGATATTTGGGTTGCTAGTGTAGAAAACAGATTACGCAACATCAAAGACGATATCGTAATCACCGATTGCAGGTTCTTTAATGAATTAACTGCTATTAAAAACGCAGGTGGATTTACTATGAGGACACATCGAGGGGAAGATCCCGTTTGGACTAATATTGCATCAGTCTTAAATAAAACCAAAGATGAAGCAGTTAAGATTAATTGCACATATCAACTAGAAAACTTGAATATCCATGCTAGTGAATATTCTAGTGTTGGTCTAGACTATGACTACCATATTGACAATAACGGTTCCATTGATCATTTGCACAAGCAACTTGAATTAATAATCAACCGTTAAGTCACCGCGTTTCCATTTGATCTCCTTTCGTTTAACAACCTCTATGCAATTGAGACATATAGTACGAAGATTATTAAATGCGGTGTTGGTCAGATCACCGTCAATATGAAACACTGTTAACTGACTAGGATATAAAGCCTTGAAACCGCACAAATCACAGTGCGGTTTTTTCTTGTAACCTGCCTTTTCCCAATTGAATATTCTAGGGCGTTTCTTGCCCTTCTTTTTACCACACTCATCACATATGCTACGGTAGTGAGTTACGCCATCTCTTTTGTAATTGATAGCGCAATAGTTCTTATTGCAGGTTTTACATATAGGACGTTTCAGAGGCATACAGTATTTATAAAACACCTTCGAAGGTATGGTTAACCAGCCTTTTTTGAAAAATTTCATAAATAAAGATACAACTTAGGTGGTAAACCTCAAAATATTACATAAAGGAAAAATAAACATGGCACTAGTATCTCCAGGCGTAGAAGTAACAGTCATTGACGAAGCACAATATCTTCCAGCGCCCACAAACTCAATTCCGTTTATTCTGCTTGCGACAGCACAGAATAAGGCTGATCCTACTTCAACAAGAGTGGCAGCAGGTACAACAGCCGCTAATGCAGGTAAACTCTACAGAGTTACTAGCCAGCGTGATCTTGTAACACTATATGGTAATCCATTCTTCTACACAACAAGTGATGGTACTCCAATTCAGGGTTACGAACTAAACGAATATGGCTTATTAGCGGCATACTCAGCACTAGGTGTAACTAACACAGTTTACACATTACGTGCTGACATTGACCTTGCTAGCCTAGTAGGTCAGACAGGTCGTCCAACAGGTAATCCAGCAGATGGTACTTACTGGTTAGACACAACTACAACTACATGGGGTATCTATGAATTTGACCAAACAACAGGTCAGTTCACAGTTCAAACTCCATATG